GCTCGCCTAAGTAAATGGCGGCATGGTTTGGCAGCGGCGAGGAGAACTGCATCAAGATGGCATCGCCATACTGCAGATCCTCAAACGGAATCTGGCGAAAGCCCTCGTTGGCAAAGTTGTCCATGTACAGACTCTCGCCTCTTGTCCAAAACTGGTCGCGGCGGTCGTAGTCCCGCAGATCCAATCCGAACTCGCGCTTGTACCAGTCGCGGCACAGGCTGTAGCAATCCACGATGCCGAAGACAAACTCGCGCCCCACGTAGGGCAGTTCAAAGCCTCCCGGCTCGCAGTAGCCCCATTGCTCGGTCTGCGGATTGATGACGTGCCAAGGCAAGCCGGATTTTTCGCAAGCAACGCGATCAGCTTGCGACGGGGCGTGGTTCGTTTTGGGATGGCTGTGGACGACTGCCACGATCTCGCCCAGCTCCTCGATTTCGACATACTGCGCCGCGTCAAGGACAAAGTGCTCGCTGGGGGTATCTGCCAAATTGCGGCAGGGGAAATACCGCTTACGACCTTTGACGACCGCAACCAAACCGCATGATTCCTTAGGAAATTCGGCTTGTGCGTGCTCCAGTGCTTTTGCCTTAAGGCTGTCCGATAACTTCATGAGACAAGACCGGCGGACGGGAAGCTGCCAAAGGGTAATTCCGCTGTCTCCCCGAATCGCAACTTGCACGAACTGAGCCGCTTGCCGCAACGGTCTTCGACCAACACGCCGACAGTGTTGTCGTTGACGTCAAAGTAGTTGCTGCCTGTGTAGCCGCACTCACCGCTTCGGTATTGCCACTGGCAAATATTGGCAATGATCTGCCGACGAGGAATTTTGATGCCCGCCAAATCAAACTTGCTTGCCAATTCAAAGCTAACGACATCGCGGCTTTCGCTTGCTTTGCGATCGATAAACCAGATCTCATCAGGGAACTTGGCATACGGATCGGCGCCAGTTTCACCGTCTAAGTACTTTTTCAGCGTGCGGATACGTGTGACCTTGGCACCGCCCAGATCGTTGCCTGCAGTGGTTGCGTTCACCAGCAGCAGCAACGTTGTGATGGTGCCGCCTAGGTTGGCAATAGTCAGCGTCGGGCGCGGCAGCGTCCCAGTGTTGCTGTAGTCAAAGCCTTCCGCCTTGATCGGCAGCCGCGTGTATGCATTGCCGTTCCAAATGATGTTGCCCGTGACGTTGGCATTGGCGCCATTGTGGAAGCGGTACACGTCACTGCTGCCGTGCAACGTTGCATCAAGCTGCAGCTCAAACAGTTCGATGATGGCGCTCGGTGCCAGCGCGGCTAGTTCTTCGTAGACGCTGCTAATCGCAACCCAAGTGACCGTGCCATCGACAATCGTGCTGCCAATATCCGTTGGCCACGTAGGTTGAGTAGCGCCGCTAGTGCCAGCAACTTGGCACTGGAACACCAAGCCAGAAGCCTGCAGCGTGGTGGCGCGAACGATGTTGCCAACGCTGTAGCTATTAGTAGCAGCCCAAGATGCGTATGCCATCAGGGTTCAAATACTTCGCGGAACGTCGCCGTAATTGTTGCCCGACCGTTATATGTAATCGTTTTGTCCCACTGCGGGCAGACCCATTTATAAGTCACTGCCTCATCAGGAGGCGCCCACTCAAACGCGGCATTGTCGTCTGCACGCGCATCTAGAAACGTTTCAATGGTGTCACTGTTGGCTTCAGTGATGTTCTGCCATGTCAGTGTCCATACCTTTGGATTTTGGTTTAGCCCGTAGGTTAGACGCTGCTCATAGCCATCACCGAACTGAACCGTGCGGACAATCGGTTGGTTGGCCTTAGAAGCGCCGTAGGTTGGGTTGATAGCAGGAAAGGTAGCCATTAAGAGAGCAAGCCTCCTGGGCGCTTCTGTTTAATCAATTCTTGCTGTACCGCAAGACCAATCACCTTGCCGAGCTGGCTTGCCTGTCCAGGATCGCCCTGCACGCTACTACCGCCGGCGTCTACGTTCACCACCACGTTACCCATGCCACCAAAGCTGCCAGCAGGTGCGATACCACCGCTACGCCCAGGCATGAACAGTTCAGGACCACGCTCACCGACGAGGTAACCCTGACCAGCGGTAACGCTGCCGCCGCCAGCACGCTTAAACAAACCGCCAAGCAAACCGCCACCCGTGCCCGTGCCAGACATTGCACCGAACAAGGCAAGGTTGACAGCTACATCCAGCAGCTTGTTGGCAATGTTATTCAGCAAGTTGGTAGCAACCTCTTGCAGGCTCTTCGTGCCATCAATGGCGCCTTGGATAGCGCCAACAACACCGTCCTTAATGGACATACCAATGTCGGCATAAAGCTGTTTAAGTTGAGTGGCAGCATCAATCTGTTGCTTGAGGGCGTTGTTGCGCTCTAAAAGTGCTTTGACTTGCCCTTCGTCCAATCCTTTTGTATCTTTCGTTATTTGCGCAATCTGTTGCCTAAGCAAAACCTCTGCCTCATTGCCATTTATTTTTGCTTGCAGCAATTCGTTCTCTTCTTCTATAGTTTTGATTCTTTCAATGCCTGTCTCACGTTGCTGCAAGTCGAGCATCGCAAGTTCTTGTGCTGTTTGAATTTGGCTTTGAGCCAGTTGTTCACCAATTTTGGCAATACCAAGCTGTTTCTCTTGTAGGGGTACAGAGCTTTGCTCAATAGCAAGGGCTTGATACAGAAGTTCAGTTTCTCGACCAATACCCTGCAGGCGAATCTCATCCTCTTTGTTTTTAGCCGAAGCAGCTTGACCTAGCAGACCCTGCAGTTGTGTTTGCTGCTGCAATAAACGAAGCTCACGAGTAAGCTCAGGCACTTGACTCTCGCGTGGCTTTTTATTCTTTTGCTTGGTCAGTGGATCTATGCCAACTCCTGAAGAGTCATCAAGATTCGATTGAGTTGTTGCCTCAGGTTTGAAATTACTAGGATTAAGACCTAATACTCCTCTTGCAAATTGTTGCTCTTCAGATATTCTTGTTTGCTCTGCTGCCATAAACGGCGACATCGCAGTCAGAGCCAAGGGTCCAACTACGGGTATTTGAAACAATGGACTTGATTTCGCCAATTTTTTTTGTCGCTCCTCTTCTTTTTTTTGCAGTGCCAACAAAGCTTTTCGCTGCCCCGCTTGTGCGCTGACAACTGTCTCACGAGTAGCGCCTTTGAATGCTGCTGCAGCACCTCCTGCTGCTCTGCGTTTCTGCAATTCTTCAATACTTTTTGCTTCCCCAACAACGTTGCTTACATAGTTGATACCAGTGGTGACAATCCCAATGAGCGACAAAGCTCTTAGGCTTGCAGCTAAAGTATTAACTAACGGCGCTGCTATTGCCGCAACACGTCCAGTTCCTGTAATACCTCCTTGAAGTAAAACCAATTTTGCGTTTCCCGTAAGTGCTGCTGCACCAGCCATTGCTGTCTGGGCAGTCAGCAAAGCCATTGCACCCTTAAACAAAGCGGCTGCGCCAACTATCAACCCAATAAACTTTTTCAGTAACGTAATTTGAATAACTAGCTTGGTTACTTCAACAACTGCATCGAGCACAGGTTTAGGTAGTTGCCCAATACCTTGCACAAATTCAGCAATGCCGTTAGCAAGCGGCACAAGCTCCTCAATGAATCGAGACAACACTGGTAGCAACGTTCTGCCCAGCGACAACGCTAATAGCTCACCAGAAGACTGCAAAGTTTGCAGTTGTCCATTAAATGTTTTTAGGGATGCTTCAAAATCTTTTTGTACAGTACCTGCCGCTGCTGCACCACCTGCAGCAGCCTTAAGCTCTTCGTATTCCTTTTTATATTTCATCAGCGCCATCAATGCCAATTTGGCTTCTTTGTCGCCAAATATCTGCGATAACTTAAATGTATCTTTGCCCGTGACACGAATCAATTCTTTGATTGCAGCATCCATAGGGTTGACACCCTTTGCCACTGCATCCTTCAGAACTTTTTCAATGTCTACACCAAATTTTTTAAAGTTTTTGACGGTCTCCGGTGCCGTCATTTTCAATAACGCATCCGTCAGTCGTGTAGATGCCTCAGCAGCGCCGGGGGCATCTTTGCGAACCATCTGCATCATTGCCGCCAAGGCAACCGCGCCTTCTTTGCCTCGGATGCCTAGTGATGTTGCAGCAGATGCAATGGTAGGCATGAACTGAGCCATGTCTTTCAGTTCAAATGCACCCGCCTTGCCAGCAAATGCCAAGGCGTCAAATGTTTGTTTTAATTCATTTGGTCTAATCTTAAGTGCGCTTTGTAGCTGAAAACCAGTCTTAGTGACATCAGTCAATTCCGAGTTAGTTGCCACGGCAACCTTCCCAAGAGTCTCCATTGACGCCACTGCGTCATTTAGCTTCAAACCCTGCGCCACAAGGTCTTTGACACCTTCGGCTAACACCGTGGGCGCTAGGTTTGTTTTACTTGGGGCAGACAACTGCTTAAGGCTTTCTGCTAGCTTGGTGATTTCCTTTTCGCTAGCGCCTGCAGTTTTGCCAATCTCACTTAAAACAGATTCAAACTGTGATGTTGTACGTACTATTTGTTGAAGAGCAAAACCTGCACCAAGAGTAGAAACAAGGCTTGCGATACTAGCCGCTGCACCTTTGGACGCCTGCTCAAGACGGTTTAATTCTTTGACCGCGCCGCCGGTCCTTACCTGTACGTCTACAACCGAAACAGCCACGGCGATACCTCCCTATAGAGTCAGTCTACCGTTTTGACTTTGCCTTATCCATTGCTTCTTTTTCGCGCTTGCCTTTTATCTCGTAGAAGGCTGCAAAATGAACAAACTCAGCGTCCGTCAACTCGCTACGCAAACGACTAACTGTCATCCCGAGCTTAGTAGCCAGGAAGAACTCAAAGAACAACCAAGAGTCTTCCTCTAATCGTTTTTTGCTTCATCTATATTGCCGTCACCACCTAGCCCGAACAGGAACAGCTCTAAATCATTTAGCACACGTTCCGGCAGCTCTCGCTGCAGTTTGGCAGCATCAGCAGAGGCAAAGGCTTTAGTGCCATCTTCAAGCTCTGCCATTTGACATAGCATCTGCGTGCTGATATCCAATGCCTCTTCAGAACCAGCCAACGTGCTGGCACGCTTGCGGTCCGCTCGTGTGATGGGCTTGAAATAAAGAACCAGCACAGTTTCTCCAGCATCATTGGTGACGCTAAATTTACGGCGCTGGTTCAGATCAAAAGCGCCAGTGAGCAGGTCAACGGCGCGGGGTGTAGCAGCAGGCATCAGATACTGAGGGTAAGAGCACCGGATGTGACGAAGTTAACCGTCACAATTTCGATCTCTCCAACCGTAGCACTGTATTCAGAGCCTGTCACCACCAGCGTGCCGGTAATCTTCTTACCGCCAGTCTCGTCCAAATACAGCTCAAAAGCTGCATCGGCTTCGTCGGTGGCTTGGTTAACGTCCTTGATCAGATCTAGCTTGTCGCCAGAGCCAGGGGCGTCATACATCAGCTCAATGGTGCCCGAGCCACTGATTAGACCACCCACGTTGGCACGATAAGTGTCGCCATGGTCGGTTACATCCAGTGATTCCTTTTCGACGGTCATAGACCATGACCGCACTGCTGCGATCTCGGATAGACCGCCGCTACCGGCTTTGTCAAAGAAGACAGTGCCTTGTTGACCGCGATAAAAAGCCATGATCAGATGTCCAGAGAGATGGCGCCGTTGGTCACGAAGTTCAGGGTAATGACTTCGATTTCGCCCACGGTTGCAGAATACTCAGCCGAGGTAATGACACCATCAAAACTGATTTTTTTGGTGCCAGTGGTGTCAAGGAATAGCTCAAACAGAGCCAAGCCCTCATCGTTCGCCGTATTGACGTGTTCAATGAAGACGTTGGTTTCGTCCGCGCTAGAAGCGGTGTAAAGGATTTCGCAGGTGCCAGACCCACTAATCAAACCGCCTACGTTGGCACGATAGGTAGCGCCCAGGGCGGTGGTGTCCAGCGATTCCTTTTCAACGGTCAAAGACCAAGAGCGGGTGCTGGTAATAGCTGCGGCAGAAGAGCCAGCATCGTCAAACTTGACGCTGCCTTGCTGTCCCCGGTAAAAGGCCATGGTTAGAGATCCTCGAAGGTTTCAAAGGTCAATCTGACCTGTGTTTGGAAGTAACCCTCTGGAGCTGGCGATGCCACCACCTCGGGTCCAGTAGGCGGATCAAAATGAACGCCACTGACTACTTGCCTATTGTAAAGGTCACGGATTCGCTTACCTATTGTCAGATTTGCGCCAGGTCCAACACCCTTTGGCGTAAAGACATTCATCACGATGACACCGATGACGCTGTTACTGCTGCCAGTGGTGCCACCCATCGTCAGGAAGTTATTGTTGCCAAAGCTGACAAGGCATTGGACAAAGGAACTGTTAGGTGTTGGGGTTGAGGGTTGGTTGTGAAACACAACCGGGATCACTGGTGCCGATGCCAGCTCAGTAGCAAGCCTGCCCTCGATGGTTGAGCGGATGGTGTTGAGGTTGACGGATGCCATCAGTCTTGTCTCCCGATGCGCCTAGCTTGTTGCTGTGCCCATGCCGTCATTTCACGGGCTATCAGATCAGTCCAACCGGGTCCATTGGTTTGGATGCTGCTTCCACCTCCAGGGGTAGCCCACGTTTCTACATCGCGCTTAGGGTTATAGCGAGTTTCGGTTCTGCGTCCTGAACCCGGCGCCCCATATGCCAATTTTTCGGCATATGGCAGACTGTTATGAATGTGATATACACCTCCGGCTCGCTCTGTCGAATAATCAAGTCGCAAAGGAGGTTTCAACGCATTTGGGTTACCCTGCGGTCCAGCGTCAAAACCAGGGGTTCCCTGTTCACTGATCGCCCAGCTAGCGCGAAAGCGTCCGGTATCAACAGGGCTTTCTTGCTTTAGCCTGCTGTCTGTTTCAAACACAACCACCCGCAGCAACTGCTCATACTTCTCTTGGGAGTAACTGCCAATCTGCGATAGGTTGATGCGTCGTGCCACTATGCCCTCAGGATTAGCTCGTGCGTAATAGCCGTGTTGTCCTGTTCAATCGTAGTGACCCTAATAATCTGATGGCTCACGCTGCTGATCACTACACGGTCAGCCGTGCTAGGTGCTGCTGCTAGGTCTGCTGCAGCTACCGTCAGTTTCTTGTCGCTTGCTTGGATCAGGTCGTTCACCTCACGAGCGTTCACATCCTCAAGCACGCCACGCACTGCAGTGTCAGCAGTGGTTTCTGTGATGGCTCCAGTGGTTGTGTTGTAAGTTCCTAGGGTCACAACACGAATCGTTACCACACCACCAAACTTTGCCATCAACTTGCTGGCAACCTTGCGTAGCGGGCTGGCAAGAGTCATGCAAATACCTCGCTTGCAACAAGGCGACCGCGCCGAAAGTCAATGTCAACGTCGCTGCTGTGGTTTGCCATAAACAAAGACACTTCATCGTCTTCGTCCATTTCAATCATCCAGCTTGTTACCAGCTTGGCCTCTTCATTTGAACCGCCGGTATAAGCGCGACATTCGGTTGCATCAATGGCCACACCATTCAAGGCCAACTTGACACCAAGAATTTTGTTGTTACCGCTGGTAGTGCGGGCATCAATGCTGCCGTAAAAGCGCAACAGCTTAGTGCTAGGAATCGTGCTTTTCAAGCCAAATGCGTCAGTTGTACCAAGCACCAAGCCGTTGTCTGTTGTTGTGTCAAGTGTTGCAGTCAAACCCGTGCTAACATAGACACTTTGCGTCGTAATATTAACCGTACCAGTGGTCATCTTGCTGATTTGGCCACGCACCATTGTGTAGTTGCCTACATCATCCAGTCTTCTACTAAACGGATTAAATTTGTATGCCATGGTTTAGCTCTTGGTAACCGTCAAAAGATTGTTGTTGGCATCATATGTCATGGTCAATATCGCAACGGTTCGACCACTTGCGCCGCCGCGCTTGAATGTTGATGTCAGCATATTATTGCTGCCATCGTAGGTATTGGCAATGTAGTCATGCGTTGGTATCTCAAGCCCATCGCGGCTTGTTGCGTCACCACCACCAAGGAAGACGGAAGTCATAATCAAAGCCTATATGCAACAACAGTGCCACTGGTCAGAGTGATGCTGGTAAAGACGCCTTCAATTTCAGTGCTTGCCTTAAATGGAATCGCGCTCAATGTGTTGCCGGTCCAGTCCATAGCTGTCAGGCTAGCAATCACCGAATCCTCAAGCGCCACAATCTTGCCAAAGCGCCCGGCATGTGCTGCCGTGTCATCAATAAACTCAGCACTGGGATACGGGTAACCCATGATCAGCTCCGGCGAATCGAAAAGTTGCCTGGTCCACTAATTCTAAGCCCCGTCAAATACCGCTCCATAATTGGCGGCACTTTGTCAGCGCCCACCGCTCCATAGCCTAAATTCGGCGTCACGTCAATGCTGCCAATTTTGACGTTCTTATAATCTTCCAAGCCGCTTAAGCCAATGCCATCTGGGTTGTTATTCAGGTAGACCGCCAATACAACCTGCGCCCTTTTTATCTGATCCGGGATTTCAGTGTCGGTAAAATAATCCGTAGAGATCCGAAACGGGAAGCCGACTGTGTAGGTGTTGATATATGTGTCTGGCTTGCGCACACCAGTACGCGGCCATTGCAGCGCCTGCGTATCAGTAGCACGGGCTCCTAAATATCGCTCACGGTCTAACCGTTGTGTTGCGGTATAAAGGGCACGATTTTTTTGATCAGTGGTAGCTGATGCCCATGCGGTTACATCAGCATCCTCTACAAGACCATCAATGATCGTCTGGGCGTCCGCCAGAGTCAGATAAGAGTTGGCGCTTGCCGACCCGACGGTTGCGACGATTACTACTGCCATCGTTGGGTGGCTCCTTTGGTTCTAGTGTAGGCGCAGGCTCTGCAATAGAAAGAGAGGCTGCTTCCGTAGAAGCAACCTCACGATCACGCAGTCGCCGGAAAGCGAACAGCCCCATCAGGCGTTAGCGCCCTTGATTACAGCAAAGCTAAGCACGATGGCTTGGCTAAGCGAACCACCAGACACGTTACGCACCGTGACCGCAAAGGATCCCGCTGCAATAGCGTTGGCTTCGATGGTATAGGCACCGGCAGTGCCCGCCGATGAGTGGTTAACGATCACAACGTCATTAGCAGCAACAGTGCTGTTGGTGACGGTGAAGCTAACGTTGGTGGCATCAGCGAGTGATGCGTTGTGCATGGTGATCGCCCCACAAACTTTGTTGAGGGTGACACCAGTGGACTTGCTGGTGGCTTGGGTAACCGCACCACCAGTGCCGCTGACGTAGCCAATGGCACTGCCAGCAGTTACTTCAAAGAGGGAAGCCATAATTAGTTACCTCAATCAAAGTTAGAAGTGTTGGTCGCACGCAGAACGCCAATGTTCTTGGTTTCGTACACCTTCGACCAGTTGCCGATGGTCTCCAGTTGAGCACGGGTCGGGTTGACAGTGCTCACGCCCCACTTGGCACCAACGGGGTGGTAGCAGTAGTGGAGGTCGATCGACATGGCATCGCTCTTGGCGAGGATGTCACGGTCAGTTTCCGTCTGAAGAGCCAGCTGCTCACCGCTGGCGACAGCGCCGTTGGTGAAGAAGTAAGTGGCATATTCAGTGGAACTGCCACTGCCTGCGGTCTGCACATCGTCAGAGACGATGACACGCAAGCCCATGTACGTTGGCACGCTGGGGTCACCGCCGTAAGCGCCAACAAGGGAGCCACCGGATTGAGTGCTGGTAGTGCCACGAGCTTCAAGAGTGGACACGTAGTCGATCGCCTTGCGCTCAACGAGGTCGTAATAGACCTTGCTGTGCATACAAATGGCGGTCAGCTTGTCACCTTGATCGCCCAGCAGGCTGCGGGCTTCAGCAACGTGCCGAGGGGACAGCACGGTAGGGGTGTCAGCGGTCAGACCATCAATCGTCAGATCGACGAAGGATGCGCTGTCGTTGCTGCCCAGGCTGCCAAACACACCAGCCAAGCAGGACAGGAGGTCCTTCTGGCGCTGGTTAGCAATGTAGTCAGCAATCTTGGCGCCGATAGCAGCCATGGGGTCGGAACCTGCGGCAAGTGCAGCGAGGTCACGGCTTTCGAAGGCACGCCCACGGTGCAGGATTACGCCAACTTGCTTGTCAGCAGTGATTTTGCCAGGGGTCAGCGAGGTGCTGTCAGACAGCACTTCAAAGTCACCAGTCAGGTTTGCCTTAAAGAAAGGCACGTTAATGAAGTCACCACCCTCGGTTGCGTTCAGCTCAGCCATCGGCTGCACCACACCGGATGCCAGGAAGGCATCGCGCTGGGTGGTCTGCTCAATGACGTAAGGCGTAAAAATCTCGGGGATGATGATGTCAGAGCGAAGAGTCGCCATGAAGAATCACCAGGGTTGAGTTGGAAGGATGGGCACAGCCCTACATCACCAGCACAGCCGGTTTGTAACAGCTTAGCGGTTAGCTTGAGCCTTCATCCGATCATACAGATCACGATCTGTTCGATACAGTCGTGCCTGTTCAGTCAGATTGAAGCTGTCGCGGTTAAACGGATTGACCATCCCAGCAGGGACGGCACCGCCAACATTGCCGCCCGATGGCGCACCACTGCCCTGCGGCTTGGGTTGCTTCTGCATCCATGCTGGCAAAGTCTTTGCCCACTCGGCAACAGGCACACGTTTGTACCCATCAACTACAACCACGCTGCCGTCAGCCTCGCGTTCGATAGCTTCAGGCTTCAGCTTAGTCTTGAGCACCATGTCTGGGTCATGGACAATTTCAGCTAGTGCCGTGACAGCAGGCGTCACCAGCTCCAGTTCTCGCACGCGGGCTTCAAGCTGGCTGATGCGCTGGTCCTTTTCTGCCGTCGCCTCACGGAACTGCTGCTCCAGAGCTTGTCTTGCTTCTGAATACTTGCCTTGTGATTCGAGTTGCTGTTGCTCGTAGTTGCGTTTAAATTCCAGCAGCTCGTCAACATTGACTCCATCAGGCACAGCCTTTGCTTGGGCGATGGCTTTTTTGTACTCGTCCAACAGTTCTGAGTTCTTGCGCCGCATGGCGTCAAGCTCAGCTTGCATGTTGGCTACTTCTGCATTTTGCTCCACAGGAGCTTGTGCTTCATCAGACATGGACTAGCCACAGGCTTAGTTACGCTGCGATCGTACAGCTTCTGACACAAAAGTGTCAAAACGAGAATTCAATACGCCAATCCGGGAACCCTGGAACCCGTTAATCAAACAGATGCTTGATGCTATTGATCGGCATGAGGATCTGTTGCGACGGACGGGTTGCGGGTGGCACGCTGCCAAAGCCCAGGACTTACGCCGTTACGTCGCAGAACTTAAAGATTGGATCCACTGCGAGGAGGCTACCACTTTGTCTTGTCAGCCCAATACGCAGGAGACATCTTGCCTTTAGCAATGTTGGCAGCATGACGTGCCTTAAAGCTGGCACGCCTTGCTGTTGCTGCTTTTGATTCACCTTGTCGCGGCGGGCTGCCACTAACGCCCTGCTGCCCAAACCGTATCAACTTGACCGTCTCGCCGTCTTTTGCAAGTACGGCATGGGACTTGGTTGGGTGGCTTGGCGTGCGCTTCGGCTTGTTATAGCCGTCAAATTGCTCGCCGCGATAGGTGATCATCGACGGGGTGCTGCCTTTAGCTCCGAACGTTTTTTGATGACTGCGTTGCCAGTTGATTCAGATTTGATCCGAACGATTGGATCGTCCTGACTGCCAACACGAGTGACACTGCCACCAGTGCGTGTAGCAATAGTGGCGCGTTCGCCGCCAATGCTGGTGATCACGCCAAAGGTGCGCGTGCCTTGGTAGTTCCAGCTAACCCGGTCGCCGCGTTTCATTTCTTCTTGCCGCCTTTCTTGGGCATGGGTTTTTGAGGCTTGGCTGGTCCGGTGTACTTAGGCATCACTTTTTACCTTTGGGTTTACGGGCTTTGCCGGCTTTGGACAGGGCGATGGCGACGGCTTGCTTTTGCGGCTTGCCGGCCTTCATCTCAGCTTTTATGTTAACCGAGATGGTCTTCTGTGAGCTACCTTTCTTTAACGGCACCGTACCGAGCCCGCAACTGATCTAAGGTTAGCTCTGACCCGTCGTCGCGGACCAGCTTGGCGATTGCAGCTTCTGGTCCATATTTGTTGGATAGTTTGTTGAAGTAAGCAACTTTGCTAGCGCCTAAGGCTTTTGCCTTGGTTGCAAGATCCTGCTCAGATAACCACTTGCCGTAGCTGGTGTTAGCTGGAACCTGACCGCCTTGTGCAGCACGGCGTCCTGGCGGTGGTGGGTCAAAGCCAAGCTCCTTGTAGTCAATGACCGGCACGGTGGTGCTACGGCAGTTGAAGTGCTGCGGCGGCGTTGGTCCTTTGCCATACTCAAATACCTTGCCGTCTAACGCCCGGCAGATGGCACTTGTCCTGGTGTCAAGCGTGGCAACGTAGCGGTACTTTTTCGTGATGTCTTGGTTCGCCTCATACACCTGCTGGCTAGCGGTATTTGCTACCTGATTGATGCTGGTGCGAACTAGCGCGACGATTTGATTGTCGGCTATAGCTGTTGCCTGACCGCCTGCTGCCGCAATTTCCCTGACGGTCTTGGCGCGTTCACCAAACTGCAAACTGCCGATCAACCGTTTGGCAATGGCTGGCGTCGGTTCACCTGTCAGCAAGCCTTGCCGGACAACTTGGCTGAACCGCTCAGCCTGGTCCACCGCAATGCCACGAAATGCCTTGCTAACAACCTCGCCGTTGGGCAGCGTGATGGTGGCACCTTGAGCAGCCGTGAGGCTGAATGTCTGTGGTGCGCCCTGTACTGCGGCAAAGAGATCATCGCTAAGTGCCACCACATTGAGCTGCGTGGGGTCAGTCGTCACAACACTCTGCGCAAACTGCGGGCTGATTTCTACCGTGTTGACGATGTTGCGTGCGCCTGCGGGTAACGCCTTACGCAACTCTTCCGATACAAACTCCGATTGCAACTGGGCTATACCCTGCAGCTCTAGCGCCGTCAGCTCTGTCGAATCTCCAGCCCAAGTGCCCAGACTATCCTTTAGTTGCGCCAAAATGCCACGCAGCCTTGCAGCCTTGACAGGTGCAGCAAGCTCATCAATCGTTCGTAACTGATTGACTGCATCAATAATGATGTCGTTATAAGCATTGATCACACGCCGAGCAACACTATTGCTGAAGCGATTCAGGTCAATCGCATTGCGAAACAACGCCTCAGGTGTGCTCATGGCTCAATGCCAAGCTGACTGGGCTTGTACTGCGACCGGATACTAACGTTTGCGCCACGCGTCAAGGCGCCGGTGATTGTAGAAGCAAAGGCGTCGTAACCATCTTGCCCATCTTCCAAAATCACCATTTCATCTACTTCAGCAGGTTTGCCGTCTTTGTAATACGTCATCCGTACAACTGCCAAAATCTCTTCCGGCAGTTTGCCCATCGTGTAATCAAGCTCCTGCTTCCTCGGCGGTATCTGCATCTTCTGGGTCTTCGCTTCCAGCATTATCGCCCAGTCCACCAACCAATCGATCAGCCTGTTCAGCAGATTGTAAATCCAGCCCGCCATTAGAAGTTGCCTCCAGTTCCTCTTCCACATCAAAATTATCGCCAAGGACATCGCCCTCGGCTAACTCACGCAGGAGGGTTTCTTGGCTGATGGTGCCAGCGGTGTAAAGCGATAGCAGGGCTTGGATGTCCTGCGGTTCAAGGCGTGCGCCAAGGAAGTCACGGTTGACGTAGGAGCTGCCGGCAGCGGTGGCGTTGCCGATGAATTGCGCATGAAACTGCAGGCAGTTATCAATGAGGTCTTGCACGTTCTGTGCAATCACCATCATGGTGCTATCACCCTGGCTACGGTCTAGCCGCTTCGCTTCTGCAGTTTCGGCGCTGAGCTTTTGCCCCAAGACTGCTGACAGCCCTAGCTCGTTGATCTGCTGTGCCAGTTGCTCTAGGCGGCGAAACTGTGCTTCAAAGCTCTTGCCCTGCGGTTCGATGTACTCCGCACGACCATCAGCAGGAAATGCAATCGCCTCACCAGGACCGGCGCTTACTTCCTCTGCAGCAGACGGGAAACCATAAAACGCCAGCATCGGCACGGCGCTGATGTGCAGTTGGTTGTCTAGGTCTGACTGGATCTGGTAGGTCTTGAGGTTTAGCTCGGCAATGTCCTCAAGCGGTGGGCGCGATTCAAGGAACCCATGCCGCTGGGCGTAAGCAACGCTGAAGGGGATTTCAGACAAGCTGGTCCGCCCTTCGTCTACCACGCTGAAATCGCCGGTAGCATTCTGCCGATGCAACTGGTACTCACCAGGCGTAAGCACCCGCACCTGCTGCACTTCTTTCTCGCCGTAGATGCCGTCAGGTATCGTCACAATCTCTGACAGCCTGAGCTGCGTCAGGACTTGTTTGCCTTCTTGCTGTTCGGTACGCCAACCAAGGATCTGCCTTGGCGTGTACGTCACCCAGTAAGGTCTACCCCCATCAGACGGTGCATCCACCAAGACACCAACGTGCCCATAACGGACCATCTTGCGGGCTGTTTCATAAGTCCAGACGTTGAGGTCATTGCCTTGCAGGTCAACGTCAAACAACTGCTCACGGATGATGTCGGCAGTGTCGTCAAGCCGGACAGGCTTGCGGGTTAGCATCCCAGCCATCATGCGCTCAAGGCGCTGATAAAAGGGCGGCACCACGCTACGAGCTAGGCGATTGTCATAAGACTCGTCCAGCTCGCGTGGTTCCTGCGGCAGGTAACGGCGATGCTTGCGGCGCATCTCATAAGTCCCGCCCAGCAAGTCTTCAATCAGCACCCAATGTGGCTCTTGCGCGTACCACGATGTGTTGGCATCTTGTACGCGAATTACCTTGCGCTCAGCCGTAGGGCGATTGTAAAAGTTATAGCCTGAATACATCTGGGGCCGCCTAGTTGGTAACAGTGTAAAGCCACAGGACTGGTCTTACCCAATCCTGCGGCTTTTGCAACCCGACCATGGCCCAACTAGTCGTACCCCATCTGGCCATTCCAGAACTCGTCTCGCCATGCCTGTTCCCGAGAGAACAGTAGGGAGGGCGAACCCTCCGTACTGCCGTCTGCAGCGGTTGCCTTGCCGGAATATGCCAAGCCCCGACCTACCACGCCGGACCCGATCCGACCAGACCGGACCAATGTCTGGATTCCAAAGAACCCAGCGGAGAGCCCCGAAAGGCTCAGCGCTGAGATCATCAGCCATTGCCGCATCGCACCAGGCCACTTCCGTCCTAAGCAGACCGAACCCAACCCATTAAAGCCCTACCGCATCGGACCATTCCATGACTGCCTAATGAAGGCAGCAGAGAGGGCCGAAGCCCTCAGTGCTGACATCAGCTCTTGATCTTGCCCTGCCACTCAATACCGGATCTTGCCGCGATAAACCATAGCTGACCAATCCGGGCCGCATCTGGACTTACACCACTTGGATGCCAGCAGTGAATCGCCCATGCTTGGGTCGCCAGTCGCCTAAGCCGACCAGCTTACCAGCATCAATGGCAATCTCTTCGATGTCGCGCAGGTTCAATACATCAGGATCAAACTGCGCAGTAGCAACTAGGCTCCAGTTGCGGAACATCGGCCTAGTGCGCATGACCTTAGCCATGCCAACCTTAACCCCAACCGTATGAGTGAACTCACCGCTAGCAAACATCTCGCTAAGCGTGTCGTCGTTGATGTCAGTGGGCTTGCCCGGAAACTCAAGCGGTGCGTGCTCAGTAAAGAACATGCCGCACTTAGCTTGTGGCCCGCGCTTTGACTTCTTAGCGCCGTTGATGAACACGGCTTCGAGCACGTAGTCGGGGATGACCAGCTCATCACGAAAGCGGTAGAGCCCAGCAAGCCACTCAAGCCTTGCAATCTCGTCGTAATCAGCGTCAGTCTTCTTCCGCTTGCTGCTGACCGCTTTCATCGCCTTGGCGTAGGTATTTCGCGGATCGGCTGTTTGCCCGTTGTGGCACAGCAATGGGCTCCCGCCCGAAATTGTGATCTGGATCGTAGTCAGGTCGGACACGTTGTAATTGCGATGGAATAGAGAGTGATGGCGCCGCAACGCTGGTGTGCTGCACTTGCTTGCGTGGATCTAACTTGAATCGCTGTTGCCTGACTGAATTGGTAATGCCGTCGTGGCAGATTGAGCACAGGGTCAAAAGATCCGTGATTTGCTCATTGCCAAACGAGGGGTAACGGTAGTCCGGCGGTCCAGCGTTTTTGTGATGCACTTGCAAAGATGACCAGCTCAGTTCTTCCAGTTGCGCAGCAGTAATGCCGCACCCTTGGCAGGTGTGCTGATCGTGCTCTAGGCGCTGTTGGCGCTTGCGCTGCCATGATGCTGATCTGTAATACGCCTCCATTTGCGGTATGGTGTGGGTCGATCCGGTTGGATCGTGCTCTGATCATACCACAATCACACCATGGCGCAAGGCACCCGCGTTCAGCTCGTACTCCCGCAGTCAGTTGCGGATCTGCTCAAAGCAAAAGCCAAAGCAGAAGGGCGCACCGTTTCCAGCCTTGGCTCGTATTTGATTGAGTCAGCGCTCAAGCTGCAGTCAGTGTAACGCTGTTGCGAGTTACCTTAATTTTGAACTCATCGCCGGGCTTAAAACCCATCTCCTGCACGTAACCCTCACCGATGGAGAGCTTGCCGTTGAACTGCACCTTGGTCTTATAGGTCAGGCTACGACCGCGCTTGCCAGGCACGTTCATCTGCAGCCCCTTGGCTTCAAGGAGCGCCTCATAAAACTGGGTAAAGCATACCTTGTCATTTTTGACGTAACCACATTCACGAACGAGGTCTGATTTATTCAGATCGCTCAGCTCTTTAACTTTGTTGATGAGATCTTGACCGACGAGCATGAGTAGGCTCAAAGGTGGACATTTGCGACCATAGCTTAAAAAGCCAATATCTGCAACCCAGCCGTCAATAAAGTCTGATGCCCGTTGCCCGTCCAGCTCCTGCGTGCAGCGGGTTGAACTCACGCCAGACCAAGTACCCCAAGGCGTCGTTCATGTGGTCAAAGCCTGCATCCTTGTCAGGCTCTCCCTTGTCTGTGTAGCACTGCAGCTCCAAGCACTCGGTCAGTCTCTTGCATTGCGGCGCGACCTGTAACCGGACTTGCCCTTTGCCGTTTTCCAGCAGAGCCTGAACAGCAGCCACCCGATCACGAACGGGAGGATTAGCCCTGGGTGATTGGTTGGACATGCCATAGGACTCAAGGATTGCAATGTCGGTCTGCGTTGCATTGGTGCTGCGATTGCCGCCGCTGGCGTCTGGGTAGATGTAAATACGGCGATCCGCGTATCGACGACGGATCTCGGCAGCCAGCGCGTCGGTGTCATGGGCGCCGGAGATCTCGTCGATGATCAGCAGGCCATTGCCAATGCGAACGCCGATCACTGCACTCATATTGCCGACGTTAAAGTCAATCCCAATGCGGATTGGTTCGCGGTCAGTATCAGGCAGGTCAGGTTGTACGTGCTTGGTGCGGTCGAAGCGGTCATAAACCTGCCCGGTGGTGAGGTTGACGAACTCGCCGTCTAAATATGCACGCAGCAAGCTGGGGTCGTAGTTGGCTTCAAGACGCTCAATAAAGTCGGGCGGCAGGTGGGGATTATCAGCGGTGCGCATCTTGATCAGATGCCGATCAGGTCTTGCCCTTGCGTCATCACTGCCAAAGGTATTCCACATCCAGCGGAAGCCCTCAGGTGTTGACGCTGCGCCAAACTGCCTGACGTTGCCGGAGCGTAAGCGACCAAGGATTTTAGGAAATGCCTTGTTGGCAATGCTTGGTGTGACAGTATCAATTTCGTCAGCCAAGACCCAGGCAAGGTTCAAGCCGATGATGCGTGACCAGTTCTCAAATGATCGGCACAGGATTTTGGTATCACCGCCTGGCAGGTGCAGCATGTACTCAGGCAACGGTGACGCCCTGAAGGTATAAGGAATATCGTATGACTCAAGGAATTGCTCGAAGTCGTTCTGCCAAATGTCACGGATCAGTGGTCCGGTTGGTTCCATGACCAGACCGATGAAGCCTTGATTAGCAGCGGCAAGGGTTACGGCCTTGGCACATAGCGCACGGGTCTTTCCAGCACCGTAACCAGCAGAGATGCCAAGGATCTGAGTGCTGCTGTCGTCTACGAAGGCAAGTTGCCCTGGGTGCAGGTCGGTGCGGATGCGGGCTAAGAGTTCTGGTACATCAACATCGGCATCGCCATGACCAATTTGCTGAAGGACACTGCCTGTTGGCGCTGCAGCAAGAATGCTCACGAACAGAGTTGCGCCAGTTTGGCTGCGGTGTTAATGGCACCAAGGGCAATGTGATACTGCCCAGCCCGCCTGGCTTCCATCTGCAAGGTGCTGCACTGGGATAGGAGATCAGCGATCATCTGCGGGCGTTCAATATCCCAGTCAGCCTTAAGCATCTCGCGTGCCAACTTGAGGTATTGATCGACCGTGCGGTCACCAACCCCCCAGTTCTCGGAGGCAAATCGAATGCAGTCCGAGCGTCTACCGCCATTTGCGATGATGCGTGCAAAGCGGTTAGCGCGGTCGATTGTTTCTTGTTTAGTGCCTCTTTGGGCAGCCATTAGAACGCCTCTTGCTGCTCGGTGAAGTGTTGATCAGATGGTACGCAGACGGCGGTGTTGCCGGTGAAGTCTTCCCAGCGCTTGACGATGACGTCGCAGTAAGCGGGGTCGAGTTCTATTAAACGGGCGTGGCGATGCTGACGTTCGCAGGCGACAAGGGTGGAGCCGCTGCCGCCAAACGGATCAAGAACAATCCCTTTAGCTTTTGCCAAGCACCACTCAAGAAGCTCAACAGGTTTTTGAGTTGGGTGGTCTTTTTTGTAAGAGGTAACTGAAAGGCGAAAGATTTTAGCAGGGCCTGGAATGTTAGTCCATGCAAGCTCACACATTGCAAGCGAGAAGTCTTCTGGCTGTTTTTTATCCCAAACGTAAAAGCACTGAGCAGGTGGAAGCCCGAAGTAATTGCCACCCCAAATAATTGAAGCTGTGGTTATGGAATTAAAGAAAGCTAATGTTTGGTCGTCAATCGGCTGGGCGTCCCAGTCTTTCTTCTGATGCTTTTGCCTTACAGGATTTGCACTAATGCCGATTCCATATGGAGGATCAGTAAGCAAAAGTTCCGCCTTCTGACCATCCATCAACCGCTCAACGTGCTGGATGTTGGTGCTGTCGCCGCAGAGGAGGCGGTGATTGCCAAGGATCCAGAGGTCGCCTGGCTTGGTGATTGGTTCCTTTGGTGGCTCGGGGACGTCATCTGGATCGGTCTTGCCCTGCTCCGGCTCTAGCACCTCGGCTAGTAGCTCGTCATCTTCAAACCAGGGTGTCAGGTCATGCTCTTCGCTGAGCTGCCGAAGCATCTCGTTGTCCCATTCGCTGAGGTCGCTGGAGCGGTTGTCAGCGATGGCTAAACCTACTTTTTCGTCTTCGCTAAGGCCAGTACGGCGTACAGCGATTAGCTCATCGCCTTCGGCTTCGATGATGCGGACTTTATTGATGCCTGCTTTTTTAGCGCCTTCGACGGTGCCGTTACCGGCAAGGATGCGACCGTCTTCGTCAATGACGATGCTGCGGGCGGCACCGTAACGCTTGAGGGATTCAGCAATTAGGGCAGCAGAGCGATCTGTCCGCTTGCGGGCATTTTTGTGATCTGACTTGAGGTTATTGATTGATGTCACGCAGGCGGTTGTATGACGTTTGCGGGAATCATACAGAAATCAACCTAGCCGGTACAGGCTTTGGAGTTGGTTGATTTTAGGTTCGACGAGGTGGTGCGAGGAAACGGTGCCACAGGTGTTGCCGATGCAGACGCGGACACTGCCGTCATCGAGCGTATGGCAGATCGGCTGGACGGAAGTAGCGGCTGATTCCACCAGTGAGTTCAGACGGTCTCTGGGGGTCATTGGTCTGGTGGTAGAGGGCTGTGAGGTAGTCGTCCCACAGTTTGAGCCAGTGCGCAACGTCTTGGTTGGTGGGGTTACGGCTTGACTTCATTTTGAAGGGAGCAGAGGACAGCGGCTGCAATGCATTCGAGGACTGGGCGCGGTGCGCTGCCTCTAGCAGCCCTACAAGCGGCTGTAACAGCGTTCTGATAGGCGTGCAGGGAGAAGGGCGCGGCAAGGGCTACAGAGGCGCCAGAGGCCACTGTGGGGTCTCCTAGCGCACGCAGGCGGATGAGCTGCCCGCGTTCAATGTTCAGTTCCTTGGCTTGGCGTAGCAGGTGGTCGTTCTCGTCTTGGGTGAGATAAACCTTGACGGGCAGGCGCTTTTCGGTGGTCATGTCAGTAAGGCAGGGCGTTTTCTTCAGCGGGTACAAAGTCGCGTGGGTTGACCACTTCGACCTTGGGGTCAGCGTCATCGACGGGATCGCGTAGCAGGTTGCGGTACATGCCTGGGTTGATATGACCGGGCGGTGGTGCGTCAAAGTCCTCTAGCACGCACCGCTTGGCATCGATAAGGCGCTGCAGGAGTTTGCGGGCACCGACAGCGGTTGAGATTGGTTTGAGTGCCATCAGGAGAATGCCTCCTCGCGCTTGCGCTCCTCATCGGCAAACGGGTGCAGGACAAATCTGCCAGGGCTGACGCCTTCGATGGCAGGCTTGTGGGTCATGTACCGACCGAACTCGTCGTAACGCCCCACGCAGTACGGGTAAGCGTTACGCAGTTGGAACTTATCCAGCTTGCGCTGCGCTTCATCAAAGTCGTCAGCGTCAACGGTGCGGAACGCTGGTGCGGTGCCTTCCTTGGCAGCTTTAGGCAGGACGGCAAAAACAAATTGGTTACGGCTTTCTGGGCTGAACAGTTTCATCGGATCACATCGGGGATGTAGTTGGTGGTGTTAAGGGGTCGGTCGTTGACCGTGAGGTAACGCTCGTCGCGTAGCCAGCGGAAGCAATCAGGCAAGGGGCTGACGAACGTGCCCGCTGCGAGGTGCTGATGGCTGATCTCAGTTTCCAATGCTTCGAGCAAGCTGGCAACGGTTTCGGTCCGGAGAGTTTTCTGCCACTGCCCAAGGGCTTTGGGCTTTGACTGACTGGCAGCGCGTACAGGGGCTGAAAGGTACGTTTTCCAGAACTGCTCAAAGGCTGGATCGCCTTTGGTTCTACGCCTTGGCGCGGGTTGGTCAGACGCTGCTGGAAACTCGTTTTCCAGCTTTACATGGGTTCTTGTTATGGGTTCTTGTTCATGGGTTCTTGTTTGTAGGTCGTTTTCGACCTGGGTACCTAGGTCGTTTTCGACCTGACCCCTAGGTCGTTTTTGACCTGGGTCGTTTTTGACCTTAGGTCGTTTTCGACCTGGGTGGTCTAGGACGACGTGGTACACGGCACTGGTGCCAGGGCGGCGTTCAACCTCCAGCCAGCCGGTTTCTACAAGTGTGCTCAACGACCGCTGAACGACCTTCCGTGAGATACCAGAACGATCTGAGATTGTTTGCAGTGATGCGTAGCAGCCTTTCGGGGAGTTCCAGCCGAACCTGTGTAACCAGAGATAAACAACGATGGCTTTTGAATCGATGCCGGCGTCCATGAGTTTGTATGGGACGGCAGCAAAAGCCGTGGACTTAACCGCAGCGGTCATGTAAGATTTGCCCGTGATTTGTCTACGCCTTGCAGGGTCCTTCACCCCTGCGGGGCGTTTTTCATTGTGGCAGGGAATCTTGGGTCATGGGCACCTCCAGCTCGATCCGTTGCAGCGCTTGGTCTAGGAGCTGATTGACGAAAGATTTCTGTGATTGATAGGTAGGCATGACAGCCTTAGCGCGGCTGAGGATGGCGTCGTCGATGGCGACGTTGGTGGCTTTGCCGATGGGCATAGAGGTTGCGTTATGCGGGTATCCGGCGTAGATTACCCCGAAATCGACCATTGCGCAACATGCTCGCCCCGGTCCAGCACCTTGAGTTCAACGAGGATTTGCACCGCTATCGGTACAAGGGGCGCTGGCTGCCGTTCAGCGTGTCAAAGGTTGCGAACCGCACCACGCCGGAACAGGAGGCGCAGTTTGAGCGGACCAAGCACATTTGGGCGCCACGCGGCACGACCATTCATTCCTTCTGTGAAGCAATGCTGCTAGGCGAGGAGCTGCCGGAGACTGATTACACGGCATGGACCGATGAGTTGCAGGAGTGCTGGCTGCTGCGTGACTCTGACGCACTGGCTGTTGAGTACAGGCTGTGCGATGCCCGCAAGGGCGTTGGCGGCAGCTTTGACTTCCTGCTGCGGACATCGAACGGCAAGGTCGTGCTCGGTGACCTGAAGACGGTTGGCAGCAACTCAGGCGTATCGCAACGCAAGCCAGCCACAGCACAGCTTGGGGGCTATCTTGCCATGCTGATCGACCATCACCCGATGGTGACGGTGGACTGGTGCTACACGGTGGTGGTCGGTCCTGGGCGCTGCAGGGTCATCCAGAGTGAGCCTGACGAGTGCTTAGGTGCCTGGGTGGATGCTTGGGATGTGTTCAAGCAAGAGGTCTGCCCGTTCTGAGTCGCCGTACCGCGTGACAGTTTTTATGGTGTCACGGGTTGAAATAGGTTGCATCTCCACCTGATCCATGGCATCCTTTGTTTGTCGGGGATGCCCGGCTACCACCAACCACCTGCACAACCCCAATGATCAACCGCATTAACAATGCAATTTGCCTTGTGGTGGTTGCAGCAGTCGTTGCCATGATCGGCATCGAGGCTGCTAACCAGCCCGGCATGACCCACAGCGGCACTCAGTTAGAGATTCGCCGCTGATGTCTGACAGAATCGCCCGCAATTTCGCGCAGTTTGACCGCGAGAACCCAAGCGTCTATGACGGGCTGCGTCGTTTGGCGCTGCAGGTTCGCCGCACAGGGCGGCAACACTACGGCATCAAAGCCTTGTTCGAGGTTCTTCGATATGAATATGCTTTGACCACATTCTCTGATGATGGCCTAAAGCTCAACAACAACTACACGGCTCTTTACGCCCGCAAGTTAATGGAGTGTGAACCAGAGCTGCAAGGCTTCTTTCACCTGCGCGAACGTGCGCCGCGTTTCAGAGCAGACCAGATCGTTTAACCCCGTTCTTACAGCACCTATTCATGACTGCCGACGAAAAACTGTCAAGCCTCCTCAAGGAGATTGAGCAGGACCTAGCAAGCTACCGTTACCCGGTAACTGAACAGAAAGATCTGTTTACATCGCTAGAACTTGACCTGCTTTACGAATTGACTCGTGATGCCCGCAACGCATTGCACGATCCAGAGGATGAGGTACAAGCGGGCAGTTGGGCTGATGCCATTATCAAGCTCGACAACAAACTGACCAAGCTCTTTCGCCAACGCCGCCAATGAACCCCTACAGCCTGACGTGGCAAACAAGACTATTGTTTTGGTTGCTTTCTATGCGACCAGATGTCAGTGCAATCCGTTTGCGCTCTGAAGTAGATCACCTCCAACACTGCCTTGTGAAATCACGATGAAACGACCACTCGTTCGCTCCGTGCCGATGGAATTGATTCTCACGGGCTTCCATTGGGAAACCGTCCGGGAGGAATATTTCCTCAAGTACGGGCAATTTGCAAAAGCCCAAGACTGCAAACACCTACGCGCTTTGTACAAGCAACGTCTTTGGCAGGAGTGCGGCATTGAAGTGACGCTGTAGGCAGCCGGGAATGATTAAAATCCTTAGACGCTGTTTCTTCCGATTGATGTCCCGCTACGAGTATTTGCCACCTGATGATTGCTTACCGCGATTCAATGGCAAGTTACTCAAGGACTTGGAGCCCGAATGGCAGGTGGCTTACTTGGAATACGTGTTCTTGCTGGATTGCGCCAAGCATTACCAGCTGAAGCCTGGTGAGATGCCAGACTGATAACGAGGCATTGGGTGACTGGTGCAAACTTCGGTCGCTATGGTTGCTGCCTGCGTAGGGGATACCACTGGTCGGGCTAACTGGTGGAATAACATCCCAAGCGCAAGAAGCCAAGGTTCCCGTCGTGGACGCGGTGTAGTGCCAGCGGTGCGTGACCGTACATTGGCGCCGCGCAAGCAACCTGCCCATGTAAGTCCTCAACCTTTTCAATGGAAAAAGGGTTGCTTTTCGGGCGGTTTTGCCCCATAATACGGAGACGCGGGACAGACCCCTGCAACCCAACGCGCAACTCAACCCATGCTTCCCTTCCAACCCACCGACTGCCCTGAGCTGACCGCCGAGCAAGAAACGGCAATGGCTCAGGACCTTGCAGATCAGTTCAATGCCTACGTCTGCGAGGAGCTTGTTGGCGTCCTAGCTCACCTGGCGCAAGACGTTCTCAAAGACAACTACATCGACCCTGATTCCATGCTGGGTCACGACCTGATCCATGACCTGATCAACCGCATCGTGGTAACCGCCAAATGAAGCACACCGTCCGCCTCCAGCGTGGGCTCTACGTGCTTGTGGATTCCTACGCCAGACCTACCTTTGCTTCACGCATCCGTCAGCACTTCCCGATTGCCCTTTGCCTGACCAGCATTCTCGTCGCAGGCATCACGCTTCAAGTCATTGAGCAACGCACCATCACTGCTTGCCAAACCACCTATCGCGCATCCTTCTGATCATGTCAACCGCACAAGACCTTATTGATCAACTTGTCATCCTGCGTGCAGACAAAGAAGATCTAGAAGCCCGTGAGGCATTCCTGCGTGAGCAGCTTGAAGGTGCCATTGCCCTAGGCGAACTTGATCCCTACCAAATCGATGACAGCACCTACGAGTTCGTGAACGCCAAGTACGTCCGCTGTGAACGCAACAGTTACAAACTCAGCAAGGAAGCCGAACGGGCAATCAGGTCTATTAAAGAACAGGACATCGACGCTGGACTTGCCCAGCGGAACGTGACAATCTACTACCAGCTCCGCATGAACCCTTGAACAACAGCATCACTTTTACGGTCATTGGCTTGCCTGCGCCTCAGGGTTCAAAGCGGCACATTGGTAAAGGAATCATGGTCGAATCAAGTAAGAATGTAAAACCATGGCGTCAAGATGTCAAATTCGCAGCAATCGACCAAAAGCCAGCTGAATGGGATACATCCTCACCAATGGCATTGTCTGTTGTCTTTCGCTTCCAAAGACCTACATCACACTTCAAAAAAAATGGTCAACTTAGTCCGACCGCCCCCTTGCATTGCATTTCTGCCCGCAATGGCGATCTTGACAAACTTGTTCGTTCGACCAATGACGCTTTGACTGGCGTTCTATTTGATGATGATAAATTGGTCATCCACATCAATGCCACCAAGCGTTTTTGTGTACAAGGCGAACAACCTGGCGCCGTTATCACGCTCACTGAGTTAAACGTATTACCTTAATGACTTACCCCAATCTTGCGGGCGTCATCACCAAAGATGATGTATTCCGCAAAGGCACAGGATCCTACGCCGCAGATTACGTTTCTTGGGCACGGATCGCCAATTACTTGCACACTCATGCCTCTGGCTGGATGATGCAAGTAAAACAGGCTCCAGATTATCAAGGACATGTTTGGAAAAGTCCTGATGGCAGTGGCTATCTAACTGTTTTTTTTAAACATGAAGATGGCACACAAACGCCAGATTTTATTTACGCCATCACCGACAATCGCAATGTTCCTATTGCGTGGGACAAAATTAACAGCCGGATGGTATGTGATAGCCATCGTCGGGCATTATGCGCTGCTTCTGCTTTCTTTTTCTCCCTTGGCTATGAGTTATGGGCAAGAGAGGAGATTGAAGAGGCAAAGGCTGACAGACCGTTACCAACTGTTGAGCAGCTCGCTGCTGCCAAAGCAAAGCCCGTTGCCGCAGCTACAAAGAAGGAAGAGCCTCCTGAGTTGTCGTCAGAAGAACTCCCGATCACTGACGGTGATCTAAAAACGATCCGTGACTTGCTGGCAGCAGAACCTGTTGTCAAAAGGAACAAAATCATTAAGGAGTTCAACAAGGAATTTGCCGTGCCTGAGGGTGATCTCATGACTGCCCACATCACGCTTCCTAAACACCTGCGCTACATCCAGGAACGGCTATCCACCTAACAAGGATCAGCCATGACCGATGAGATGATGCACGCCCAAATGGCGGCAGCATATGCCGCTCAACGTGCAGAGCTGGTTAAACAGCAGGACAATCATCTCCAACAGCTTCTTCCGCCTGATTTAGTATCTTTCCTGCAGCATTACATGCAGTCCAGGGAATATACAGCAAGACAGGCATTGTCCGTTATCCTTTACCAATTTTTCGGATCATGCTCCAGATCACAGCAGTTGGCAACCTTGCCGCCGACCCTGAACTCAAAACCATTGGTGACCGTGAAGTAGCCAACTTCACCTTGATGGTCAACAAAAAGGTCAAAGGCGAAGACCATACGACAGTGCTGCGCTGTGCCGTATGGGGTCCACGCGCCAAGGTGGTAGGCGACTACCTGACCAAAGGTGCTCAAGTCACCGTTACTGGGCAGGCATACGTTGAGACCTTTGCACGGAAGGACGGCAGCCCTGGCGCTTCCTTGGTTGTAGAGGTCAATGATTTTTCACTGCCTGCCAAGACAAAGGTTGCAGTAGATGACATGCCGTTCTAGGGTCTCGGGGGCTCTGCCCCCTTTTTTTATGATCGGATGTCGGACCCTCTGCGCGATTACCTAAACCAGATCGGCAAAATCCCGCTGCTAACCGCTGCCGAGGAGATTGAGCTGGGTCATGCCGTGCAGCGTATGGTGGCACTCAGATCAAAGCAGGAACACAGCAGAGAGGAGCTGCGGCATATCAAAGCAGGCATCCGGGCAAAAAAGCGGATGATCCAAGGCAACCTGCGGCTAGTGATTGGCATCGCGTCAAAGTACAAGCACCTTGCGAATCGCGTCACACTGCACGACCTAGTGCAGGAAGGCAATATCGGCTTGATCCGTGCGGTTGAGCTGTTTGATCCAGAGCGCGGCTACAAGTTTTCGACGTATGCGTACTGGTGGATCCGTCAGGGCATCATGCGTTCAATCCAAGTACAGGACCGGATCATCAAATTGCCATCAGGCGCTAGCGACATCCTGCGCAAGGTCAAGACTTACATGGTTGAGCATCAGGACCTTTACGGTGAGCCGCCTTCCATCGAGCAATGCGCTGCACATGCTGGCGTTGCACCTAACACCCTTCGGGATTACATGCATAGCGCACAGGATGCTGTGAGCCTTGACGCAAAAGCAAGAACGCAAAATGAGGATGGCAGCTCAATCCTTGATTTAATAGCTGCCGAAAATGAAAAGCCTGAGGATGATCTAATTTTGACAACCAAGGTACAAGCCGTTCAACAAGCACTTTCGTATATGTGCGAAAACAGCAAAATGATTCTGAGTATGCGTTATGGGCTAGACGGTGAGGAACCTTGCTCCAAGCGTGAGATTGCACGGCGAATAGGCATCGCGCAAGATACTACCGCTAGGTTGCTTGTTAACGCAGAGCGGCAACTAAGGCTGATCCTAAAAGAGGGACCGCCGGGAAAGTATCAACCACAGAAACACAGCTCCAGCTTGATCTGGGGTTGGGGGTAAGCCATGTCAGTTAACAGAATGGGGCCGCCGTGTCCTGCTTGCGGTTCCTTGACTACTGATGTCATGCGCACTTGCCGCAGTGAAACAGGAGATTTTCATCGCCGCCGTGAATGCCCATGCTGTAATCATCGGTTCAATACAATTCAGATGAGAGAACTTTTGGCACCACCAACGAGCGCCAAATGGAAAGATCGCAAGGTCACAATCAACTGGCGTCGTGTCAGCAAACAACTGCTTAGCCTGTTGCAATGAAACGCGAGACACTGCACCTGCCGGGTGGTATGTCGGTTGAAACCGGCAAGGATTGGAACGGGCGGTATTTTGTCTGTTACGCCAAGACTGCCAGCGTCATCGTCAGGACAGACAAGGAGATTAAACGCTTTCTGCAGTTGCCCATCAAGACGCCGAGTCGCGATTCTCTCGATTCTTGGTTGGCATCACTCGCCGCAGCAGACCAAAGCAAAACTCACCAAGCTCCATCACTATCCCAAGAATTATCAGCAGAACATTTACAAACGGGTTTTGGACCCGAGTGTCATCTTGATCAATCTGACCCGAATCATCAGACTCGGACGATAATTTAACACTATCCCCAAAAGTCATAATCATCTCAAGTTCAGCAATATGCCCTGTGGCTTGCCTGACCAACTTGGTGTAGTAAGCATTTTGCTTGACGAGGGATGAGCAAAGATGCGCTAACTGCTCAATATCTTCGCAACGATACGCTGATCTACATTGATTCTCCAAACGCAGTTCTTCCTCTACGGAGAACTCAACGACCATCCACTGCCCCCAAGTCATTGGTTTTAGGCATATCAATCACGGTAGCGAGGGAAGCTAACCTTGGCTTGTCGCGCAGTTTTTATGGCTTCCATCTCCAAGGCTGGTCTCTCGCTAATTAAAGAGTTTGAGGGGTGCAGACTGACCTCTTATACCTGCGCTGCTGGAGTGCTGACCATTGGCTATGGCAGCACAGGTCCGCACGTTACGCCAGGCAAAACCATCACCCAAGCCGAAGCTGATGCGCTGCTGCTAAAAGATGTGGCGCGGTTTGAAAAGGGCGTGGATGACCTGATTACTGTGCCGCTGAAGCAGTGCCAGTTTGATGCACTGGTCAGCTTTGCCTTCAACTGCGGCAATGGCGCACTGGAGGAATCAACACTCCGCAAGCGGCTAAACGCAGGCGAGGACCCGAACACCGTCGCCAAAGAGGAGCTGCCGCGTTGGACAAATAAGGGCTTGGCAGGTTTGGTGCGTCGCCGAACGGCTGAAGTCAACATGTTCTGCTCAGGTGGCGGTGCGGCAACAGCAGCAAAGACCACGGACCTAACCGCTACCAATAACACCCTGCTAAAAAAGGAGCCGGTGCCTAGCTCTGAGCTGGAAGACAACGAAAAATCGGAGATCGACAAGGGCAAGGCGTTTAAGGGTGCCAAGGTCCTAGCTACCCAAGACAACCACACCCAAGTTGAATTGCCTTACGGGCTTGGGACTTGGTGGCTCTTTGATGGGCACTGGGCTGAGCTGGATGGCAAAGAGGACAAGCCCGAGCCTGCCGGTGATGGCAGCGTCAACCTTTCCGTGCCGTACTTCAACCAAGTTGACAACTACACGCAAGCCCAGCGGACCTGCAATAGTTCAAGCTGTGCCATGTGCTTGGCGTTCCTAATGCCAGGCAAAATCAAGGGCGATGATGATTACTTGCGCAAGCTGCTAACAGGCGGCTATGGCGACACCACCGACCACGGCGCTCAAGGCAGACTGCTGGCGTCGTATGGCTTGAAGTCAACTTGGCACACCAACCTCGGCTTTGATGACCTAGAGAAGGAAATCAAGGCAGGTCGCCCGGTGGTGATTGGCATTCTGCACCGTGGCAGCCTTGCCGCACCTACAGGCGGTCACATGCTGGTAGTACGTGGCATTACTGCCAAGGGTGACTTCATCGTCAATGACCCCTACGGCAGCGTCAACGATGGCTACAGCGGTCCTGTAACCAACGGCAATCAGGCTGTTTATAGCCGCGCCATGCTGCAAAAGCGGTGGCTGCCTGAGGGTGTCAAATCGGGCTGGGGCAGGAAGTTCCAGCCCTAGCCAGTGCGCTTGCCTGACTGGCTCCACACCTTGAACCAACTGTTCTTGCGGGTGAAGAGACTGTCAGGCAGACGTTCCTCTAGCTCGGCAATAGCGGCTCGATGGTACGGGTCGCTTTTGTCAAAGTTCTCAAAGAACTTGATGAGCTTCAGCTCCTTCACCGACGCTTGGGCAGCGTCAACTTGAGCACCTGCAGGATCAACTGCACCCAGCTATTGGACTTCAGCGGGGACATGCCGATGATTTCCGAACCAGCGGCAACGACAACCCCAGCGATGGCAAGCTGTTCAGCGGTCATACAAATAAAGCAGACACCTCAGACTAAGGCTTGACCTCAAGTTTGGCGATCCGCTGCTCGATCTGGTTTAACCGACCGAAAACTTCTACGCGATCAGTACGGAAGTCGTCGTGCAGTTGCTGAATCTTTTCAGCAACGCTTTCTACTGCCATCGTCAGCCTGAGCACAGAGTCCCGGCTTTCGCCGCTGCGGCGTGAAACACCTGTGAAAGCCATTGCCGCTACAGAGATGCTGGCTCCTGTAACAGCAGCAAGAATCTCAACCACGTTCAGGGCTCTAGCTACGCTCTCATTATGGCAACACCTCGGCGCCGGTCCCCTAATAACACTCGGATTGCCGAGCTGGTCCGGCTATGCGTGCTCACATGGACGGCAACCTTATTGACTGCCAGCTATGCCGGTTTGCTGCCTAAAATGGACCCTACCTTTATTGCCAGCATCTTTACCGGCTCGCTGGCTTGGTACGGTATTAGCAAGATGGAACGCGATGAAACATCGGCTCCTACAGTGAAACCATCGCGTCCACCTGCAAAAAAGCCATGAAATGGCGCCTTCTGCTGCTGGTCTTGGTGTTTCCCGTTCCGGCAATGGCTCAGTCGGTCACGCCCAACTTCACCCAGGGCAGCATGACCAGCACGACCACCACAACGCAGACCATCAACGAAACGATCCAGACGCAGGTCTTTGGTGGCGCTTATCGCAGTGTGTCAGCCACCAACGTGACGCCAAGCGGGGACATCAACGCCGCTGGTACTACCTTCAGCGTTACAACCCCTGGCAATACCTACAGCTTGGAAGTGGTAACCCGTGCCGCTGGCATCGTCGAACAGACAGACATCACCCGCACTATTACAACCAACGCCACCACCAACTCGCTGTCTGTCTTCTCGCAGTAGTCCTAGCCTTGCCAGCCAAGGCACAAGACAGCGGCGGCACCACGGCAATCGCTAATCCTGTGGCGACCTCAACCGGCAGCGTGAGTAATCAAGCTGTCCAGATCAATCAAGGTAGTTACAGCCAACAAGGCTTTGGTGGCGGGCACATTTGCAACAGTGCCACCATGGTGTTCACGCCCTTTTACTTGGGCAACGATATATATCAATTAGAAGCGCCTTACACGCGCAACGCTAACTTCGGCGCACAAGTCAGCCTCAGTGTGCCGTTGGACTTTGAGATGGTCAACCTGTGTAAGCAGCTAGCTAAACGCAAGCTAGAGAAGGAACGGCTGGACTACGAACTGGTGCGTCTGATCAAATGCACCGAGGTCATGAAGAGTGGTTTTACTTTTGCGCCGGGCTCGCCGTTTGCAACGATCTGCAGTGACGTTGTGCCAATCGCTGCCGCGCCCAAGACTTCACCGGCTTCCCCCGCATCTTCTGCAACCGCTTCACCGCAACGCTAATCACCGGCTTGAACAGCGACACCAACCGCTTAAACAATGCTGTCGCACCAAGCGTGGCGGCAACACTGATCACACTGGTGGTTGCTGCGGCGCTCAAAATCTCCGCCTTTGGCACAGGGATTTGTATTGCGGTGCCCGGTAATGTGATTGTGGTTGTCTCTGCGCTAGTTGGTTGTGCAGGAGCCTCAATCGTTTTGGCTGGTTCTATTTCGGGCGACAGCTCCCACGCTGGCGGGGGTTGGATTGCTATTGGCGGTATTGATGCCGGTGCTATGGCTGGTGTCGCAGCAGGCTTCTCAGGAGGTTGCTCCTGGCTCGCGGGTGGTATGCCTACGTCGTTGACCGGGGTGTAGGGATACACCATCGGCGTATAAGAAGGCACCACCGCCCGAGGTAATTCCAGCCATGGCGCTGGGATCTCAGGCGGATTAGCAAGTGGCAGTGCCGGCAGCAGGACCGGCGGTTGCATTAACCCTTACCTTGGCCGCGCATCTTTTTGCGGCCGTGATTTGGCAGGCTGTGTTGTCCTTGGCCTTGCCGAGTGCGCTTTGGTTTGCCGGGGGTGTGCTCTACGCGGGCGGTGCCGGTTTTTGACTTAACAGCCATCAGCAATCCACCGCGTCGGCGTATTCGGGTTGGGTCTTGAGCCAGGCATAGCCAATGGCAAGCGGATCAGCGCCGGGCTGCAGTTCTGCCGTGGGTGCAAACACCGTGCAATCGAACACCGGACTGGCGTTGGCGTGCCGTGCATCAGCATTGGCATAATGCGAAACCTGCATCAGGCACTGTTCTTTATCGCAGCGCATCAAGGTAATGCGGGCGTAGGTGTCGGCAAGCGGGATGCCGATGTTGGTTTCAGCTAGGGAACTTGTGAAGGCCATTAGAAGGTCATCTCCGTGGTGTTGATTTTGCAGACCCAGCGGATCGTGGTGGCTGCTGCACCAGTCACTTCCACTTTGATGCCGCCGTTGGTCGTGTCTGCGGTGACGGCAACCACCCATGCTGCAGCGCCTGCGTCGTTGTGGGTCATGGTGACGGTGGCCGTACCAACCATGGTGGTGGAGGCTGCGTTGGCGCCGCGCTTGATGGCACCGTTGATCGTCCAGCGGGCAGTGTTGCCAGCACCAGTCACGCCAGCGATCACCTCACCCGAGAAGCTGTAGGCGCTGTTGTTAGGCAGGATGACTTGGTTGGTGGTGCCTGCGGCGCTGGTGTTGCTGGTGAGGACTGTTGTTGCGTCGCTGGTGGTTTGGCGGGCTAGAAGAAGGAGGGCGGATTGGGTGACGCCTTGAACGGTTGTAATAGGTGTTTCACATGCAGGAAAAACGTGATAACCCCTAATACTACGGGTTGTTCCATAAAAACCTCCGCCAATAAAAGAGTAAGCACCGGAAGCGGTATTATTCTCGCCGCCGCCTACAAAACTGTTAAGACCAGAAGCAGTATTACCAAAACCGCCGCAAATAACGCTGGCGTAGCCGGACGCGGTGTGGCTTCCGCCACCAATAATGCTTGTATATACGTTAGATGCAGTATTAACTTGTCCCCCGCCAACAACAGCCCGAGTACTACTTGCTGTATTAAAGTTCCCACTCCCCACAAATGCCGACCCGCCACTCGCCGTATTGCCCTGTCCCCCACACACCGTTGCGTGCGTGTTGGTTTGGGCGGTGTTGCTCTGGCCGCCGCCGACGAAGCTGTAGTTGCTGGATGCGCGTGCGCCATACCCAGCCACAACTCCGCTGTATTGACCGCTTGCGATATTGTCAAAACCGCCCGCAACAGTGCTTGAAACTGCTGAGGCGATGTTATCCACACCACCTCCCACAAAAGTCCATTGCCCGGAAGCAGTATTACTTTCGCCAGCAACTATGCCGCTGCTGGCACCGGATGCAATTTGCGCGGCGGCTGTTCTTGTTTTTTGCCAATCCGTCGCCCTAGTTCCCCGCTTATTACCGCCCGCCGCTGTCCCATCCGGCACCTGAGCCAATGTTGCACCTGTGCCTTTGGCGACCAGTGCAATATCCGCATCGGCCACGCCAACCGGCGTTTCACTGATCGCTGTGACAGGCATGGTGCTGTTGACGCCACTATTGAACAGCCTGGCAACAATCCGCAGTGACGATGACGCCCAGCCAACTGGGTTTAGGTTCATGTCAAATCACCCCCGAACGCCAGCACACGCACGGTGCCAGTCGTCGGAGCAACTGTGATCGTCGCCCCCAGTTTGTGGCTCGCGCTTGGCAGCACCAGATCCGTGTACGCGGTCACCAGCCTGTAAGCCTTAGTTGTGTTGCTACCCGTCGTGGCGCTGATCGTGATCTGATCGAACAAGTCCCACTGCGTCCCGTCGTACAGGAACAGGTTTACCAGTGCCGCAACCGTCGTCGCAGTGCCTTGGACGTTTACGCTCAAGATCCTGGTGCCAGCAGACACACCAACAATCAGGTCGTTGATCGTGCCGGTGCCATCAGTGGCGGTGTTTGCCGTGCTGAGCGACAGGCGCCCGATGCGCGGTGTTGAGATAAATGCGGGTGAGGCGGCCATGGCTTAAATACAAACGCTGTTGAGGTAAAGGTTGCCGCCGGTAGAGCTGCCACCGCCTCCACCTGTTGCACTAATCGTACCGGCGGAAAGCGTTAAACCACTACCAATCGTGATCTCTTCAGCAACACCCGTTCCAGCAGTTGAGCGTCCCAGCAACTTGTTGGTAGCCATGCTGGTGCTGACGGTTTGTGTGCCGCTGTCGTAGCTGATCGGAGCCGTGGCAGCGACCACACCAGCCGGACCCGTGGCGCCTGTAGCGCCTGTTGCACCCGTTGCGCCAGTAGCTCCGGTGGCACCCGTTGGACCTTGAGGACCGATCAGGCTTGTTCCCGTGCCCCACGTGCCAGCCGTCTTCGGTCCGTAAATTTCATCAGCGGTGGTGTCAATGTAAAAGTCGCCGTTAACGCCAAGACCGGAAGACGGAGCGCCGCTGCCATTCAGAACGGTTTTGCCGTCAGTTCCGGCAGGTCCGGTCGCACCCGTCGCGCCAGTGGCTCCCGTTGCACCAGTGGCTCCTGTGGGACCGGGATCACCTTGCAAACCCTGCGGACCTGTCGCACCTGTTGCACCAGTGGCTCCAGTTGCACCTTGGATGCCTTGCGGTCCTTGCGGCCCTGTAGCACCTGTTGTTCCAGTCGGTCCCTGAGGGCCAATCAGGCTTGTTCCCGTACCCCACGCGCCAGCAGTCTTTGGTCCGTAAATCTCATCGGCAGTGGTGTCGATGTAAAAGTCACCATCAACGCCTAAGCCAGACGAGGGTGCGCCGCTGCCATTAAGGATCGTCTTGCCGTCTGCACCAGCAGCGCCCGTTGCACCTGTTGCACCTGTAGCACCTGTAGCACCCTGCGGACCCGTCGCACCTGTTGCTCCAGTGGCGCCCGTATCACCGCGAGGGATGGTGAAGTCAAAAACAGCAGCAGAACTGGTGCCGCTATTGGTGACGACTACGCTCGATCCCGCCGTGCCAGTGGTGACCGTGCCAACGGCAATCGTTGCGGCAGTACCTGCAGGACCAGTAGCACCCGTAGCTCCGGTGGCGCCTGTTGCACCAGTAGCGCCCGTGGCGCCTGTCGGTCCGGGATCGCCCTGTGGTCCCTGTGGTCCGGTATCCCCCGTGTCGCCTTTTGGTCCCTGCGCTCCGGTGGCACCTGTTGCACCAGTGGGTCCGGCTGGTCCGGTTGCACCCTGCGGTCCCGTCGCGCCAGTGGATCCAGCGGGGATAATGAAGTCGAGGATTGCGGCGCCAGTTGTGCCGCTATTGGTGACAGTCGCGCTGCTGCCCGGAGCGCCGGTTGTGACCGTGCCAACTGCAACGGTGGCGGCTGGACCCTGTGCGCCAGTGGCACCTTGAGGACCAGTCGTAGTCGCCGTCAGCGTTGAGGTCTGCGGGACTGTGACGACAGTAGTGCTGCCGTTTTCAGTGACCGTGACGGTATTGGTTACCGTGCTGACGTTGACGGTGGTCATGCCGTATAACCCTCGGACACGTAAACAATGCCTTCTAGGTAATACTCCTTGAGGCCGGATCCGTTGGTCAACAGTACGTCGTAATACGCCTCATTGGGGAACAGCGCGGTTTGCTCGTCGGTGAGCGAAATGGTAATCGTTCCCGTGCTGCGGTTTGTATAAACGACGGTGAAATCGGCGTATTTGGTGGTCCGGTCTTGGTTCCACACCTGTGAGGCAGCGGT